GCTCTTGTTCTCGATGATGCCGGGCAAGTTGTACGGCAGCGGCGTGATGCCCTTGATGTTGTGCAGGTATCCGCCCTTGCCGTCGGGCTGGCGCAGGCGGAAGCTCTTCGGATACATCCGCAGCGCCTGATACGCCTCGGCTCCGTCTGCGTCGAAATATGAATGGATGCGCTGGATGTACTGCTTCGGCTCTAGCGCCTTCTGCGCCTGCTTCTGTATGCCGAATTCGCGTTCGAGTACATCGGCGACTGAGCCGCTGATCCCGAGGCTGGCGTGGCGCTTGACCAGATCGATCACGCCGCCACCCTTCTCCTCCTCAAAGTCGTACCACGCGCCCTTCGTCAGATCGAGTTCCTTGCTGCCCTTGGTCCCCCAGCGCAGCGTCCGCCCCTTGACGGACAGCTTCGCGTTCGGCTCGCCCCAGTAGTGCCGGGCAATCCTCTCCGCGTGTGCCGCAATATTATTCATTGAACATCTCCCTATCGCTCCCCTTGGTAGACGCTCCCGGCGGCGAAGGGAGACAAACACCGCCGGGAGCTACCGCGCTAGAACAGGTTTGCACCTGTCGGCTCAGCGGCTGCGGGAGGTTGCGACACCGCCGCTGGCGCGGGTTCAGATGGAGCGGCCGCACCGCCGTCCATCACCTTGGGCCGGTCGATCCACTCGGTGATCGACCACTCTGGCACCTTGAACCTCAACTCACCCTGCGGCGAGTTGATCTTGATCGTCTCTGTCCCGGAGATGGTCACGACCGGAACCTTGCCCATATGCGAAGGAGCTTCCGCTTCATACTGACGGAAAAGTCCGTCGAGCGCGCGAAGCACCGTCTTAGCCGAATGGCTAAATTCGCGCAGGCCCAAGTCCTTCGTTGCCACGCGGACGCGGAACGCCTGCTTATGGTCTTGGCTGGGCTGGTCGGGGAAAGGCTCCGTGATCTTTGCCATCTGGAAGTCAGGAGCGCCGGATGCAAACGAGAGCCACCCGACTTCGATCTGACCCAAATCCATTGCCATCTGGATCGGGAGGGAGAGTTCTTGTTCATCCTTCTGCCAAGTCCCATCGGATGCCTGAAACCGATCCTGCCGCAGCAGGTCACCGGCCTTCGCATCCCACTTAATGATCGGCAGAATATCGCCGGACGAACCGGCTTCGAGATTAAAACCAAGAGGCATAACTATAACTCCTTTACGTTAACGCCTTCGACACTACTGACCGACACCGCGTCGGCCAGCAATTCTCTCACTATCATCATCGCGGTGCGCGTGTCCATCTCGACGGCGTAGTTCCAGTCGAGTTCGGCATCTTCGCGCATCGTGCTGCAACCGTGCGGCAGCCCGGCGCGCATCACCGCCTCGGCTGGCATGCGCCACTTCCACTGTTGATGATTGTATTTGTAGACCAGCATCGGGAGCAGCCCGGCAGACTTCGATGCGGCGCACACTTGATCCCACCATGCGGGTTGCGGCGCGCAGCCGGTCTTGTACCGCTTCACCTCGATGCAGAACGGGAACGGCTCGTCGCAGATCAGGTCGCCGTGATCGGCGGCGCGGTACTGTTCGAGGTCGCGCTTAAACGTCATGCCAAGCTCATCGAACAGCAGCTTCGCGATCTCGCGCTCCGCAGCCGCGCCTTTAGCTCTGCCGTTCACCATTCACTCGATCCTCTTGCCTGACCCGCTCGTTTCTGCGCCGCAGGATCGCCGTCTCGATCAGTTCATCCGCTAACACAGAAAGCGTCCGATGCGGCGAAAGCTCAAGCTCCTCGCGCAGCAACTGCCGGGTCGATGCCCGGAGACGCAGCAATTGTTGTTCGATATCAGACACTTGCGGCTCCTGAAAAAAGATGTAGCAAAATGCTATTTAGGTGTTGATAGCACAGTAATATTCGCTATACTAGTAGGACGTTGATAGAACGTCACATCGAAGGGAGACACCGATGACCGACGCCTACAAAATTCCGAAGCGGTTCTACGATGACCACGTCGAGTGCTGCGACCTGCCAGCCCCGGCGATCATTCGCGAGACCAAGTCGCACTATTTCATCGACGCGGCTGAGACTGACGAGATGGCCGAGCTTCGCAGCAACGCCACCTATTACGCCGACGGCCTCGTTGACGAGCCGCATCTGGTGAAGGCAGCCAAGGCGCTGCTCAACATCATCGGCGAAGACACCGCCCAGTCCAAAGAGGCTGAGGCAACTTTCATCAAGTACCACGCCTAACATCATCGAAGGGAGACAAATCGATGTCACGACTTACACACCGCGAATACTACGGCTCCTGTCAGAAGCTCTCGACAGCGGCGCTTGTCCAAATCATCGAAACGCCGATCATGCACGCTCGCCTGACGCCGTTCATGAAGGCAACCATCCGTCTGGTGCTGCGCCAGAGGCAGCAGCGGTTCGAGGCAAACATCGCCCACCGCGAGGCCACGTCATGAACTGGCGCTCGGAGATTTTGGGGGCGGTCATCCTGACCGTCCTCGCCCTCGGCTGGATCGACTGGCTGTGGGTATTCGGGGTCGAGGCTTCCAAGTCTTACACTTGGTGGGCCTTGATCTATCACCTCGGTAACTAGAAAGGGAGACCGAAAGAATGGAAAACATCATCACACTGCCAGCAGAGCATGCCGACCTCGGCGTGATCTGGATTTGCCTCAACTCGGTGGACTTCACCGGCAACGAGGTTGCGGAGAAGGAGCATCGGCGCTTGCTGCTGCTCTACCGTCGCCGCCTCGCCAAGGTTGAGGAGTGCAAGCCGAAGGACATCCCCAGCGAGATGATCGAGCATTACGATTACATCAACAAGATGCGGGGAACCAAGTATGCGCGCAGCGCGACCGGATCGGTCTCGTTTGTGTCTTAAGCCAAAGCGCCCGGCTGTCGTGGCCGGGCGCATCATCGAAGGGAGATAAGAGATGTATGAGTTCACAACAGCGCCGGACATCCGAGGGCATCGTGAACAGGTGGCAGCGTTTAAGGCCGACGAGATGAAGGCTGACCTGCCGGACGGTTACGTTGTCTATAGCCACTTCTATAACCCACGCCGCCCCGACGTGATCGATGGGGAGATTTACGCGCCGCACGTCGGCACGATAATCTACCCGACGATGATCGAGCTACCCGCTGGCGGCAAGTGCTATCACGTTCTGGCTAAGCATCGGTATCAGCGCACATACTTCAACGGTGACTACGATGTCACCTCGAACATCCTGTGCGTCGAGACCTTGAAGACGCCGCGCTTCAGGACCATCCGACACGTCCTGACGTTCCGGCCAGAGACCAAGCGCCTGCGCTTCGTCAAGACGCGCAAGCTCAAACATGACCAGCCGCCGTCCGCTCGTGCTGCTGCGTTCCGCAGGAAGGTACGCATCAAGCATGCGACGCCTTCATGGTGCAACACCCGAGAGATCGAGGCGCTGAAGAGAAAGGTCCGCGCCCTGAACAAGGAGGCCGGGTTCACCAAGTTTCACTTGGATCACGACCCGCCGCTTCAAGGCGAGAATGTGTGCGGCTTGAACATTCCTGAGAACCTGAAGATCATGCTGGCTTCAGACAACATCCGAAAGTCAAACAAATGGGAGACCGAAAATGGTAGGTAAACTCACCCCCGACGACATCGTCACCGCATCCCGCGTCCCGGCCCTGATGGGTCTGTCGCCCTACACCACCCCGAACGAGTTGCTGAAGGAGGCCATCGAGGCAGCCGCAGGCAACCCGCCCGAGCGGCTCGCACAGAACGAGGCGATGCGCTTCGGCGATCTGCTGGAGCCGGTGATCCTCGACGAGGCGGCCTACCGGCTCGACCTCGACCACGTCAACACGAACATCACCGAGGCGGTCTACCACCCGGACCTGCCGCTGGCATGCTCGCTGGACGGTCGAGGCGACGGCACGCTGACGTGGGAACACGACCCGGCGAACGGCATCTATGTGCCGCAGGGCGGGGTGGTCGATACCCACGGCGTCGGTGTGCTGGAGGCGAAGAACACCAGCGCAGCCCCTGAAGACGCTCCGGCGCCGCACAGGGGGCCGTTGCAGCTTCAGGCGCAGATGATGTGTACCGACGCTGCTTGGGGCGCTGTGTGCGTCCTGTATCGCGGCTCCGAGCTTCGCATCTTCCTGTACCGTCAGGATCAGGAGGTGCAGGACCAGATCGAGGACGCGGTCCACGAATTCGAGCGGCGCAAGCGTGATGTCGATTGGTATCCCGCAGCATCGAGCGCCGACGCGAACGTGGCGTGGGACCGTGTCGATAGCGGCGCGCCAGCGATTGACCTGAACGGCATCGCCGACGCTGACCACTGGGCCAGCATCCTGATTGCGGCGCGTGATCAGAAGCGCGCAGCCGAGGCTGAGATCGACGAGGCTGAGACGATGCTGAAGGAGATGCTCGGCAACCATGAGGAGGGACAGATCGAGGTCGATGGGTCCGTCTATTACATCAAGTGGCCGATGCGTAACTACAAGGCGCAGCCAGCCAAGACAACTGAGGCGAAGCCTGCCCGGCAGGTGCGCGCCAAAACTCTCACCGTAAAGGAGGCATGACATGCAGGTGATCAGGAACAAGGGCGGGTATGTGATCCGCGTCACGAACGTCGAGTGGAAGGTGCTGACGGAGCTTGAGTTCGATGGGCGCTCGACCGCTGCCGAACAATATCATGACGAGGGCTGCGTGTTCGAGGGGCCGGAGAAGGCGATCTTTACGCAGATCGAGAACGGCACCCGACCGTGGATGCAGGTGACGGAAGACAGGAGGAAGTGATGGTATCGCTTACCGAGAAGCAGGCCAGCGTGCTGGCCTACATCACCCGGCACATCCGGCGCTATGGATATGCGCCCAGTGTGCGGGAGGTCGCCGAGGCGACAGGCCGATCCCGAACGGCGGCCCACGCGCTGATCTCGCAGCTTGCGAAGCGCGGCGCGATCAAGCACGACAAGTACAGCCATCGAGCAATCGAACTGCTGTAGAGGAGGGGGCTTCGGCCCCCTTCATTTTTTTTGTTTACAGGGGTGACAGGATTTAGTAGAACATTACTAGGACATTAGACAAGGGAGACAGATCAATGACCTACGTTACTGAATTCGTTATCGAGGAAACTACTTTCCACACCATCGACGGCGTCGAGACCGAGACCAGCCGCCACATTCGTGACAGCCGTCAGTTCGACGACCTTGCCACAGCGCAGGAGTATGCTGAGGCTTCGCAGGATCGCTTCAACAAATACGCCTCCCAGAGAGGCGGCGGTGTTCGCTCGGAGTGCAAGGTTGTTCCGGTCAAGCTCGGCTTCGCCAACAACGCCCTCTATTCTGACGTCGAGCCGTTCGAGATCGTCCGCGTCGTCAGTGACAAGACCATCGAGGTCCGCGCTATGGACGCCACGATGGCAGACGATTGGAAGCCGAACATGGTCAGCGGCGGCTTCAGCTTCCACTGCACCAACAACAACGACCAGCGCAAGGCGTGGGTCATCACCTCGAACGAGGCCAACCCTGTTGTCCGCATCCGCAAGCAGAAGAACGGCACATGGTACAACAAGAGTAACGGCCGCTTCTTCTTGGCCGAGCAGCCTGCCAAGAAATACGACTTCAACTTCTAACCACTAGCGGGGGCTTTACGGCCCCCGCATTTTTTTATTGTACAAGCTGACCTATTCGTGTAGAACATTACTAGGACATTCATCAAGGGAGATAGAGATGACTGTAATCATGAACGCAGAGGCTTGGGAGCGGGGCCGCGACCGCGCCATCAAGGCGAACGCCAGCAAGGGTCGCAACGACCGCTGGATCGCTGCGGACGAGACCCGCCGCGAGGTCGAGGGCTTCCTCTTCGGCTGGTTCGGCACCGACGGTTTCCTCGGCGCAATGTGCGCGCAGCTTGACGAGTGGGGCCACCTCACCGAGAAGCAGGAGGCTGCCGTCCGCAAGATCATGGCCGACCGCAAGGAGCGCGCCGAGAAGCGCGACGCCGAGCGCGAGGCAGAGCGCGCTGCCGCTGCCGACTGCCCCGAGGGCCGCGTCGTTCTGACCGGCGTCGTCATCTCGACCGACCTGCGCGAGAACGCTTTCGGCACGACTTGGAAGATGCTGTTCAAGTCGGACGACGGCTTCAAGCTCTGGGGTACGATCCCGAACGCGCTGTTCGGCTGGGACGACGAGGAGGGTCGCAACCAGTTCCACGCTGACGACATGCCGGGCAAGCGCGTCACATTCACCGCAACCGTCACGCCGAGCGCTGACGACGAGAAGTTCGGGTTCTTCAAGCGCCCGACAAAAGCAGAGTGGGTGGCCTAGCGCCACCCCTCACCATCATCGAAGGGAGACAAACGATGACTTACTGTGAAGTTCGCTTTTTCAAGAAAGACGGCTCCTGCCAGCGGCTCAAAGAGTTCGGCAGCCTGAACGACGCGATGGCCTGCTATGACCGCGCCGTCGAGCAGTCCAAGGCGCTCCACGGCCTCGACTACAGCGAGGTTGCCGTCGGCCCCGAGGACATCCTGTACTATCAAATTCAGGTTGTCGCTCGCGACGAGAACATGACGTGGTGCGTCGAGCAAGCTAACTGGGTGGCGCAATGACCACCTGCCCATCATGCGGCGGAGAAGGGCGCCGCGAGTACGAGGTCGCAGTCGCCGCACCAATGGCATGGCGCGGCGGCTACCTCGAAGAGAAGGAGATGGAGTGCCATCTCTGTGAGGGATCAGGCGAAGTTGACGAGGAGGTCGCCGAGAGTTACGATCCTTGATATTCCTCCCTAACTGGCCCCGCTTCGGCGGGGTCTTTTTTTATTTCGTGTCGGTCTTCTTCGACTTGTCGTATGACCGCATCCCGGCGATGCCGAGCATACCGAACAGGAGCGGCATCATCACGCTCATGTCCGCCTGCGGGATCACGATGCCGAACCCGGCGCAGATCGGGCTGACCATATAGTTGATGCCGAGGCTCAGGCCGCATATCCATCCGATCAGCGGACGCCACGACGCCTGAAACCAGTTGCCCTTTGCGTCGGCCTTCAGCACCTCGATCTGCGCGAGTATCTGTTCCTGCGCGTGGCGCTCAGCCATCGTCGCAAGATCGTGCGCCAGCTTGGCGCGCTGGTCCTTGTCCTCGATGAACTTGTCGAGGATGCCGGACACTGCGGGGATAAGAGCTTGGATCATCGGATCACCTCTATGTCTGTCGGGAAGCAGAGCATCTCCTTATTCACCGGCATGCGCTCTTCCCAGTTGATGTAAGTCCCGGCGACGTGGCACTGGGCCATTGTGTCGTGATCGCTCAGGACGTGGACGGTCAGTTCGCCATTCACCTCGGCGATGACCATCAGCAGCAGCCACTTCACTTGTCTTCACTCTTGCCGAGCCACACAGCGAAGCAGGCGCTGAAGCAGCCGAACACGACGCTACAGAAGCCGCTCTGTTCAATCGTCGGGTTTTCGAGGGTGGTGTACCAGCCGACCACGTTGAAGCACATCACCGTGATCGCCAGCATCATCAGGCGGGGCATCAGCTTCCACTGGAGGATGCGCTCGAAAGTTAGCTCAGCCATCCATCCACTCCCCGCTGATCATCATCGCGGCCATATCCTCGGCGCGCTTGCCGACTTGCGCCGCCCACTTGCTGTCGAGCATCTGCGACGCGGCCTCAGCGTAATCACCCGCCTCAATCGCCGCCTGAGCCTTCTTGAAGCCGTCCCAGCGTGGCTTGCCTAGGTTGAACAGCATCGAGATCACAACCGCCTGACGCGGCTCTGAGAGGCCAGCAAACCAAGGATAGGTTTCTGCCTCTGCCCGGCAGCGCTTCAGGTCGTTCGCCAGCAGGTAGTCGATCTCGTCCTCGGACAGTCCGCCGCCTAGCTCTTGGTCGATCAGGCGGCCAACGCCTATCGTCCAGTACCCACGGCTGTCGGTGTAGGCATGCGGCACCACGCCCTCGTGGTGCTTGATCATCTCAATCAGCTTATCCATTTCGCGTCTCCATCACGATTTGCACGGCCCGGTGCCAGCTATCACACTCGATGTCCGGCTTGTCGAACCAGCTTGTCGGCCTGCGCTGCGTGTACTGATTGACGCAGCAGGCCGCTGTGAAGTGTACCCGGCGCTGATTGATGGCGCAATGTGCGAGGATGTCGAACTTCTCCAGCGTCGGCAGCGTTTTCTTCATGCGCCCGGCAGCGTTCTGGAACTGGTAGCAGGGGCGGTGATCCTTCTGCTTGCGGAGGTGCGCCGACTTCACCTGCACCCGGAAGAAGTCACCCTCGAACCATGCGACGAGGTCAACGCTATCCTGTTGCGCCGCAGAGACGCGATAGCCTATTTCGAGGATTGCTGCCGCCGTGATGTACTCCCCCACCAAGCCGGTCGTCGTGGCTGATCCTGTCAGGCGCTCCCCCTACAGTCTCCCTTGGTGGTGAAGGATGAGGGCCACAAGCGCCCCGAGTACGGCGAGGCAGCATGCGATGAACGCCGCGATGATTGTGCCTTCGACGATCTTCTTGCGCCGCGCTGCGGCTGCTATCTCCGCCTCGCGTCGTGCTGTCCTTGCCTTTGCTTGAAAGCGCTGCCAGTCGTGCCACAGGCCGGGACGGCCTGCGTAGATCATAATCGTCTTTAGCTCTTCCTCCTGCTGCCTGATCTTCTCAAGCGCCATGAACTCTTCGAGGTCAGAGCCGCCGCCTTTTTTCTGGGCCTTGCGCTGGAGGTCTTCCTTTGCGCCGACGAAGGACGCCACAGCGGACGCAGCGTCAGCGATCTCCTTGCCGTTGGATATGGCAGTCTTGATGACGCTAAACGCCGCATTACAAGCCGCCAATTCCGCAAGCATCAGTAAATCCTCGTCCCCTCGCGCCTCACTTGCTTAGGTAGGCAATACGCAGTGATCTTCCCGCCTTGGCTATGGATCACCTTGGCGAAGCGTGTGCATTCATAAACGTCGTAAAATAGAGCCTCGTCTGAGACCTTGCGGCCATCGAGGAAAACGTAGAG